ATGTTAAAGAGATTGCTTGTGACCCTTTTCGTTGGCAAAGAACTATGCAGGTTTTGCAAGATGCTGGTTTACCTATTGTGGAATGGCCATCAACTTCTGCATCAAGAATGATTCCAGCTTGTTCAAAGTTTTATGATGCTGTTGTTAGTGAGAAATTAACAAATGACGGAAACCCATTATTGACAAGACACATATCAAATGCTGTAGTGAAAGTTGATAGGTTAGGCCCTAGAATTGTAAAAGAACACAGAGGCTCACCACGAAAAATAGATGGTGCAGTTGCTAGTATCATTGCTTTTGATAGGGCAACAGTTTCTCGTTCAGAATCTGAAGTCCTTGTCCCACAGTTTTTTGTTTAAGGAGTTTTTTTGTTAGCAACAATAATCCAAGTCCTAGGTCTTGTTTTAATTTCCACAGGAATCTTTTTAGTCTCAATCCCAGCAGGTATAACAGTTGCTGGTCTGTCATGTTTAGTTTTAGGTATCGCTATTGAAAGAAGTAAATAATGTTAAACAATTTGTTCAATCTTCCCGAGAATAGAGCTATAAGTTTTCAATCCATTTGGGGTGCTGGTGACACATTTGCTTTCACCACAGAATCAGGCGCAGCCATTGATGAAGCATCAGCAATGCGTATCAGCGCATTTTATGCTTGTGTGCTTTTAATATCTGACACCATCTCAACACTTCCAGTTGATTCTTATGTTAGAAGAGATGGCAACAGAGTTCCTTACCGACCAAGACCTGAATGGGTACAAAGACCAGATGTTGATTTATTAAGAAGCGAGCATTACCAACAAGTACTTGTATCTTTACTGATTGATGGAAACTCTTTCACAAGAATTTATCGTGATGGTCGTGGGGATGTTGCCAACCTTGTTTGCCTAGACCCAATGAGAGTTGCAATAAATAGAAATCCTCAAACAAGAGAACTTGAATATGTAATTGATAACGGTGTCAATGGAACTGTTGCACAGCAAGACATGATTCACATTACAGAAATTCGCACACCTGGTGCAACTCGTGGATTAAGTCGTGTCACAGAACTAAAAGAAAACCTAGGTTTGGCTTCAGCTTTACAAAGTTTTGCTGCAAGATTCTTTGGTCAAGGCGCAACTACACAAGGCATCATTGAATACCCAGGTAACTTAACTGCTGAACAAGCAAAAGATTTGAGAAACAATTTTGACAACTCACATAAAGGATTTAAGAAAGCACATAAAACAGGAGTTCTTTCTGGTGGTGCAAAATACACCAAGACAAGTTCACCACCTGATGAAGCACAAATGTTGCAATCACAACAATTCGCTGTTGAACAGATTGCAAGAATCTTCAGAGTTCCTTTACACATGATTCAAGTCACCACACCTGGTGCTATGAGTTATGCAAGCGTTGAACAAAACAACATAAACTTTGTGACACACACATTAAGACCTTATGTTCAAAAAATTGAAGATGCCTATTCAAGGCTTCTACCAAATGAGGCTTTCCTAAAATTCAATGTTGATGGTTTATTGCGTGGAGATTACACAACAAGAATCCAAGGATACTCAATTGGTTTACAAGCAGGGTTTTATTCTGTGAACGATATTAGAAGATTTGAAGATTTAAGACCAGTTGAAGAGGGCGACCAGTTCAGAGTTCCTTTGGCTAACATAAACATTGCTGAAGCTGATGTTATTGAACAAGACAAAAAAGTTCAGATGGCTCAAAGACTTGTTCAATCAGGTTATGACCCAGGACAAGTTCTTTCAGCTCTTGGTCTTCCACCGATTAAACACACAGGGCTTCCATCAACACAACTGCAACAGGTTGCACAAATTGACCCAACAAATCCTGAATCAGTTTATGACATTACGAGAACAAGTGAAGTTAATGTTCAGATACCTGAAACAATTGTTAATGTGCCACCAGCAGTTATCAATGTTGCACCACCGATTGTAAATGTTAATGCACCAGAATCTAAACAAACAATTAGAACTGTTGAAAGAGATAAAGACAATCTAATTACAAGAATCATAGAAACAACTGAGGAATAACAATGGCAACTGGTTTAAGCGCATACACAGCAAATAAGTTTTTGGATGCTTTAGGTAACGCAACAGCGTTTTCTGTTGCAGATGTTTACATAAAGCTACACGTTGGAGACCCAGGTGCAAACGGTACAAGTAACCCTGCAACTGAAACTACAAGAAAAGTTGTGACATTCGCAGCAGCAGCAAATGGAAGCATTGCATCAGATGCAGCAGCGACATGGACAAATATTGCAGGTTCACAAGATGCCACACATTTTACAGCTTGGGACAATTTAACAGCAGGTAACTTTTTATTCTCTGGAACAATAACCTCAAATCCTTACACAGCAGGAGACACAGTAACTATTGCTTCAGGTTCTTTAACTGCATCTCTAACAGTCGCAAGCTAAACAAATGAGTGCCACAGGCTCACTCATTCTTGATTCCTCAGTCAGAGGAATTTTAGACACTAACACTTTGTATGGCACGACTGAAAATATTTCAGCAACAGGCTCATCAAATCTAAATGGCCTTTCTTCATCAGCCACAGCCTCTGTTGTTAATCCTCAAACAGCCCAAGCAGCACTTGGTGCTATCACTTCAATAGCATCAGCAGATGTAGCACATTCAGCTCAAGGTGCTACAAATCTAGGTTCACTTGAATCATTAATCCAAACAGTCATAACAAAAACAGCGTTAGCGCAATCATTATTTGATGGGCTTCAAAGTTCAGGAACTCTAGGTGTAGTTCTTGAGGCTTCAGGTGAATCAAACTTTGGTGGACTATCTGCATCAGGCACAGCAACAGGTGGAGAACCACCAGCACCACCTGAACCCCAATACGGTTCAAGAGGTCCTTATCAAAGAAAAGTCAAACCAAAACTAGAACCAATATTTGAACCTGAAACACCTGTAATTATTGAAACAAAAAAACCAATAAAGATATTGATATTAAAACCTGACACAATATCAGCAAATTTCAATGCCTCAGCGCAAAATCGTATAGACTTTTCAATAAGACAGGATGAAGCAGACTTGCTTCTAATTCTTTAAGGTAGGTTATGTCTCTAACAAGTGGTGTGATAACAACAAATGCTTCTTCAGCAGTTTTGATAAAGAAAGCAGGTTCAAATCCTATTAAATTAAATTTGCATAATTCGTCTGGTGGAGTGATTTACCTTGGTGGTTCAAATGTTTCTAGTTCTAATGGTTATCACATAAGCAATGCTGAGAATTTAGATTTAACTTTACTATCTGGCAATTCATTGTATGGTTTATCAGGTTCAGGTTCTCGCGATATTGCTTGGTTTGAGCAGGATATTTAATGCCATATTTTATTACTGACTCTTCTCCTGATTGTTCAGGTTGGGCAACTATTAAAGAAGATGGCGAAGTTTTAGGTTGCCATACAACGAAACAACAAGCTATTGACCAGATGGTAGCCATTTCACTTGCTGAGGAAATTGAACCAGGTGGGGAGAGAGCAAGACCTGATGAATTAAGAATTGGTGATTTTGTTTCTTGGAACTCTTCTGGTGGAATAGCAAGAGGAAGAATTGTTCGCATTGTCAGAAACGGAACAATTAACATTCCTAATTCAGATTTTAACATTGAGGGTACTGAAGATGACCCTGCAGCTTTGATAAGAATTTTTAGAGAGCAAGAAGATGGCTGGGAAGCAACAGATATTTTAGTTGGTCACAAGTTTTCCACACTTACTAAGATTGATGATTTACGTTCATTGAATCTTTTAAGAGTTTTGCCTGATAATTACAGACCGTCTCTTACTGAAGATGTTCCTGAGGGGCGTGCTTGTGGGAATTGTATTTTTTACATGGAAGATGATGTTAAAGAATTTGCTAATGGTGAACTTCGTGCTTGGTGCGAAAAATGGGATGATTATGTTAATGGCGCATATTATTGCAATGCTTGGCAGCCTGCAGAAGAAATTGAAGAAGATTTGGAAGATGAATTAGATGAAGAAATGGATGACGAGTTAGAAGAATCAAGACAAGTTGATTTAACTCCACCTGCTTACATGCGTGCTGCTGCTCGCAGAGGATTGGAACTAAATCGTCAAGGTTTTGGTGGAGATGGTTTAACAGATAAAACTAAACAAGAAGCACGAGATATGGCTGATGGTCGTGTGTCTGAGGATAAGTGGCGCAGGATTGCACCTTGGATTGCTAGACACCTTGTTGATTTAGATGCACCACAGAACAATAATCAAAATGACCCTGGTTATCCAGGTGCAGGACTTGTTGCTCATTTGCTTTGGGGAAGTGGCCCATCTAAAAGAGCAGCACAAAGAACTCTTGATTACGCGCAAGGAATAATTGACAGGCTAGATGCAGAAGAACAACAATCACGTTGGTCTTCAGTTAATGTAAAATTAAACAAAGAAGAAAAGGAAAACAAAGTGTCTAAAGTTGAACGCAGAGTAAAAACAGATATAGATTTTGAGTTAAGAATTGACAACGCTGAAGCTGATGGCATGCGTTTCACAGGTTACGCTGCAGTTTTCAATAGCGACTCTGAACCATTACCGTTCATTGAAAGAATCATGCCTGGTGCTTTCAAACGTTCACTTAAAGCACGAAACGAAGTTAAACTTTTCAAAAATCACAACATGGATGAAGTACTTGCATCCACACGTTCAAAAACATTAAAACTCACAGAAGACTCAACAGGTTTGTTAGCAGAAGCAACATTGCCTGACACAACAGCAGGTCGTGACTTGGCTGTTCTTATGAAACGTGGAGATGTTCACGCAATGAGTTTTGGTTTCTCTGTTCCAGCAAAAGGCGACAGATGGTCTAATGACGGAATGACTCGCGAACTACACCAAATCAGATTGCATGAAGTTTCAATTGTTACAGGTTTCCCAGCATACGAAGCAACAACTGCAAGTGTGCGTTCTTTAGATATTTTGGCTTCAAGAACAAATGTTGATGCTGATGCTTTGGCTGATGCAATGATTAAGTTAGAAGCAGGAGAAAAACTTGCTGATTCACAAGCTGACTTGTTACAAGAAGTTGTAACAAAACTTAGAGGCAATGAACCAAACCAAGATGATTTGCTAGAACTAAAACGCAAACAACTTGACCTACTATTGAAAATGGTATAACAAATGGATAAAGCGAAAATCAAATCAACAATTTTACAAGTTGCAGGAAACCCAACTTCAGGTGTGATTGCAGAATTGGCTGATGAACTAGCTCAAGCCATTATTGACATTGACAAACCAGAAGTTAAAAACTTCAACCCAGTTCAAGAAACCAGAATTGTAGAAATAAAAGAAACACGCTAAAACCTGATATACAATAATAATGATGGTTGCGTGGATGCCACCACCATTATTACTGTCGAGTGAGCCTCGCAGTTTCATAATCTCAAAACAAATACTATCGCTATTGGAGTGCATTTAATGTCTGAATACATTAAGCAACAACACGAAGCACGTCAGCAAGCATGGGCAGAGGCAAAAGCTCTGTTAGATGCTGCTGCTGCTGAAAAGCGCGACCTATCAGCCGAGGAAAATGAAAAATACAACCGTATTTCTCAAGACCTTGACTCACGCGCAAAAGTTATCGAAACCTTAAAAACTGATGCAGAACGTGAAGAACGTGCTGCTCAAGCAATGTCAGGTTTAGAAAACCAAGCAAGACCAGTTGCAGAATCACGCAACTCAAAGAATGATGCAGATGCAATTCGTGCATTAGCAAAAGGTGAAATCCGTTCTTACGACTTTGAAAAAAGAGACGTAACAACTGGTTCAACTGGTTCACCAGTTCCAACTTCTTTCTATGACAGAGTTCTGTTCTTAGCAAGATTCGTTGGCCCAATGCTAGAAACCTCAACCATCTTAAATACTGCAGGTGGCGAAAACCTACAAATTCCATCATTGAGTGCATACTCAACTGGAACTGTAACTTCAGAGGGAAGCGTAATTGGAGAATCTGACCCAACATTCAACAGCTTCGTAACTCTTGGTGCATACAAGTACTCATTCTTGACCCAAGTTTCACGCGAATTAATTGAAGATGCTGGCGTGGATATTCTTGGATTCTTGGCAGAACAAACTGGAAACGCAATGGGCTTTGCAATTAACAATGCCTTGACCGTTGGTACAGGAACAGTTCAACCAAACGGAATCGTAAACAGAGCAGGTTCTGCATTAACAGGAACTTCTCTAAACCCAACAGCAGACAACTTAATCGACCTTGTTTATTCAGTTGATACTGCAGGAAGACGTTTACCAGGAACAGGTTTCCAAATGAACGCAACTTCTATTGCAAACGTGCGTAAATTGAAAGATAACGCTGGACAATACTTGTTCACACCATCTCTTTCAGCAGACACACGCGACTTGCTACTTGGATACCCAATCTATGAAAACCCAGCAATGGCAACAGCAGCTTCAGCAGTTAAACCAGTTATATTTGGTCACTTGCCAAGCTACTATGTTCGTCAAGTTGGTGGCTTGAGATTAGACCGTTCAGATGACTTCGCGTTTTCTAACGACCTAGTAACTTTCAGAGCTACTTTCAGAGTTGATGGTAACTTGATTCAAACAAGTCACGTCAAATACTTCAAATCTTCAAACTCCTAAACCGAGTCTGATTTGAAAAAAGTTCTAGGATACGAAGCGCAGGTCGTGTCCTAGACATAATTCGTCTCCCATCTGTAATAAGGTGGGAGACACCTGCGTATATATGGAGTCCTGTGTGAATCGTGAACAACGAAGAGCTTTAGCAAAAGATAAAAAAGTTGATAAGACAAAACCAGCAAGAATCCTTTGGGTTTCAAATGCACCTTGGGCAAGTACTGGTTATGGAACACAAACAGCACAAGCAACTACAAGATTAAAAAAGCATGGTCATGAAATTGCCATTGCTGCCCTTTACGGTTTAGAAGCAAATTCAACAAATTGGAATACCCCTTACGGTGACATTAAAATTTATCCAAGAGGTCACGAAACATATTCAAATGACATTGTGCCAGCGCACATGTACGACTGGTCACAAGAAGACCCTGAAGCACAAAATCTTCTTTTAACATTGTTTGATGTTTGGGTTTTTCGTGGGGATAAGTGGGCTGATTGGAATGTTGCTTCGTGGACACCAATTGACCACATGCCAGCACCACCTGATGTGATGAAATGGTCTAAACAAAAATTTGTTACACCTATCGCAATGAGCCAGTATGGTCAAAAGATTTTTCAAAACTCTGACGTTGATTGTTTGTATATACCTCATGCTATTGAACCTGTTTTCAAACCAACAAGTCAAATAGCTTTTAATGATGAAACTTTAACAGCAAGACAATTGGTGGGTATTCCTGAAGACAAATTTGTTGTTGGGATGAACGCAGCAAATAAGGGAGTTATGCCTAATCGAAAAGCATTTGGTGAAAACATTTTAGCGTTTTCAATGTTTGCACAAAAACACAGAGACGTTGTTTTGTATTTACATACTGAAGCAGGTGGTTCGCTAGGTGGAATTAATTTGAGAGATTTAATTTTATCCTGTGGTATTCCTCAAGACCAAGTTGTTTTTGCTGACCCATATCTTTTAAGAAGTGGTATGCCTCAAGAAATGTTAGCCAGCACCTATACAGGTATGGATGTTTTGCTTGCAACAAGTTATGGTGAGGGATTTGGTATCCCAACAGTTGAAGCGCAAGCCTGTGGTGTTCCTGTGATTGTTTCTAATTTTGCAGCTTCAGCAGAGCTTTGTGGTGATGGTTGGTTAATTGGTGGGCAACCACTTTGGAACGCACCTCAAAAAGCGTGGTTTCATTTGCCATCTGTTCCTGAAATTGTTGATGCACTTGAACAGGCGTATAACAGAGGTCGTGTTAAGAGCCAGAAAGCAATTGACTTTGCTAAACAGTATGATGCTGATAGTGTTTATGAAACTCATTGGAAACCTGCGTTAGCAAAACTTCTTGCCTAATGCCTGTTAAAAGCAAAATAAAGGCAAAATTAGG